GGATTACCGGTTAAATAAACATCCTGGGCACCATAAGCAACTAATTGAAGAAGACCACCACCCATTTACGCTATATTCTTTATACTATTAGAGGAGAAAAAAAAAAGGAAAATATATAACACATATATTAAATTAGTTAGAATAAGCTAAACCACCCATTCCGGATAATATACGTAATACGTTATAGTTAACCGCATATATATTAATACCATCATATGTATAATTAGCTGTTGTACCAGGGTCTTCAGCGTCAATCATTAGAGTTGCGGTATCAATACGAGACATATTTAAAGTTCCACTTGGTTGATGTTCTTCAGGTTTTAAGGCAAAAGAATATACGTTGATAGGATTATTAACAGGTACATTTGTGTGATGTTGATAAGGTTGTACGTGAGTGAAATATAATCCTTCTCTAACAGCAAAACGATCATTGCCGTTTAATTGTAAAATAGCACTTTTTAAGGGATTTCTGAAAGCAGCAGGATCAACTTGGAATATAATATTGCTTGTTTTACTTACTGCGTTTTCTTCAGTAACAGCAGCATCGGCAAAATTATAGTCATACCATCTGTCTTTTTTGTAAGTCCCTTTGCTTTTAGCAACCCAAATTAATTCTTTACAAGGATGATTGAAGTTTAATTTAATTCTATTAACCCCTTTATTAAGAGTTTCTGAACCAGTAAATTGTAATTGCTCAATTAAATATTCATGTGATAATTGAGCAAATCTTCTGCGTTCATCAGTATCTAAGAATATGTAGTCAACCCATAAAGACGCAGTAGTTATATTAGCTATATTAGCTGCAGTAGTGCCTGATATAATACAATTAGTTTTTGATTCAAATTCTATTTTAACTTTAACTTCGTGATATTGTAGAGCTATTAAAGGTAATGATAGACCTACATTGCGGCAAAACCAGAATTCTAATGGTATATATAGCGTAGTATCTTTGGTAGATAATATATCTTTATCAGCCCCTACCATAGTTTCATAAGCATATCTTTTGCCGATAGGTAAAGATAATTCATTCCATATGTATAACCAATCGGAATAATGTTTATCTATTTGTTGACCACCTATTTCAATAACAACAGATTTAATTAATCGAAGACCTAAGAAGTTGACATATGAGTCGGTGGCAGTAGTGCCAACTCTTTTTGGTACGGAAACTTGTAAATACATGCGATTAATTAAATCACCATTACGCGATATTTGACAAGTTACGGTATTTCCATATCCTACATTTCCGTTAAAAGTTTGTTGAATAGCTTCCATAGCGAAGTTAGTATGACGACGATAAACTACTTTGAAAAAGGTAATTTGAGGATTACCGGTTAAATAAACATCCTGGGCACCATAAGCAACTAATTGAAGAAGACCACCACCCATTTACGCTATATTCTTTATACTATTAGAGGAGAAAAAAATATAGATTATATAACACAACTTAATTTTATTTTATATATAAACCTTTATATTTATAATTCAAATATAATGATGTTCAAAGAGAAGTCATCAAAAAAAAAGGTATCGGCTGATATAAATGAAACATTTACATTAGATGCTATGCATAATAATATCATAAAAGACTTCGAAAAAAGCGATAAGGAAAAATTATATTATAATAATAAACTTAATATATGTGTAGACAAGAAAAATAATATATTAAATATAATTAATAATACAAATGACAAGGAATCAAATACAAAATTATGGTTTAGTAATATAGAGTTGAGCGAAGAAATTATAGATATTAAATCAAAATTAAACGAATTAAACAAATTAGATGAAATAGAATATTATAAAAATACAAGTGATATATTATTTCAATATTATGATACAGTAAGCAAACAATCAGATATTAATCAGCATACGAATTATTTAAAAGATTCTAATAATAAATCAAAAATATATAAAAAAGATAGCAAAAAAAAATGTATAAATGTTAATACAAAAAATATTTTAGAGGCATTAAATAATATAAATGATAAAAAGAATGATGTAGAATATGAAAATTTATCTATAAGTGAAAATATATGTTACGACGATAATAAAGACAAGGATGATATATATTCTAATAATCTTATAGAAGATAAAAGTGTTGATAATAACACTATACACGATAAAAGTGTTTTAGTAGATAAATATATGGCTATAATTAATAATAAATATATTAGAAATGTTGAAGAAGAAAATATAGAAATTTGCAAAGTATGTAAGAATACTATGACATGTCTTCAATACGATGCCATAATAGTATGTAATTTTTGTGGGTATCAAGAATTATTATTAGTAGAGCAAAATAGACCCATATTAAAACAAAATACCAAGGATACATCTCATTTTTGTTATAAAAGAATAAATCATTTTAGAGAATGGTGTAATCAAGTTCAAGGGAAAGAAAGTACGGATATACCTGATGAAATTTTTGAAAGAATTTTAATAGAAATTAAAAAAGAGAAAATCACAGATTTAAAGAAGATAACTTATTTAAAAATGAGAGATATTTTAAAAAGGTTAAGAATAAATAAATATTATGAACATATTAATTATATAATTAATCGGATTAATGGCATCCCGACGCCTCAATTTAGTCCCGAATTAGAAGATAAGTTATGTAATATGTTTAGAAGTATTCAAGCTCCATTTTTAAAACATTGTCCGAAAGATAGGAAAAACTTTCTGTCTTATAGTTATGTTTTATATAAATTTTTTCAAATATTAGGACTAAACGAGTATTTGAAATATTTTCCTTTATTGAAAAGCCGAGAAAAATTATATGTTCAAGATCAAATATGGAAGAAAATATGCGTTGAATTGAATTATAAAATTATTCCGTCATTGTAATTATTTAATAAAATGAGTACATAATTTATTTTTTGTTAAAGTTTTAAAAGTTTTTATAAATTTCTAAATATTTTTTAATTATGTACTCATTTTAATAATTCTAATTATATATAATAATAAAAAAATATATAAGATTAAAAAATGTATTATATACATATTAAAAGAGATGGCTGAACTTGTTTCAACAAAAGAGGTAGATTATTTAGACGAAGATAAACCTATTAGAGGACAGAATTTTGTATTAGTTTCCTTTCTTAGCCCTGAAGATGTTATTGTAAATAAAGATGTATATATTTTTAGTAAATTTATTGAGAAATTTAGTAATGATATGAAATCTTTTATTGATTCGATAAAAGAAAAATTTCCTGAACAAAAAGATATGATTAATACTATTGAAGAAAATAATAATTATATTTTTGATTATAAAGAACTTAACGAACAATTCAATTTCTATAAATCTGTTAATAACGAAGAATTAGAAAAAAAATACCATATTGATAATAACTTTATCACATCTATTAGAGGAATTAAAGTTAGAGGTACATTTGATACTATCGAAGAAGCAAAAAATCGTTGCGAATTTTTGAAGAAAATCGATAACAAATTTAATATATATATTGCACAAGTAGGTTGTTGGTGTCCGTGGTCACCAAATCCAGAAAGTCTTGAAAATCAAGAATATGCTGAAACTCAACTAAATACGCTAATGAAAGAATATAAGAAAAATATGGATAATCGCGATGTTATTTTTGAATCAAGAAAACAATCTTTCGCGTCAAATGCTGCCCCTGTCCCTTCATCTGAAGGATCTGAAGTAGTTGAAGAAGATACTAAGAATAAAGTCGAATTATCAAGTATTACGGAAGAATTAGATAAAGTAGATGCGTGGAGCCAGCAAAACACCTAAACTAACTCGTCACGGCCACATTTAATGGGTTTATCGTTGTTGAGACTACCCTGAGTTTTACTGATTTCATCGGCCCCGCAGGTATCTCAGCTGCTGGTTGAACATATGGTTTTGTACTTAAAACTCTTGGTTGTAGTGGTTGTTGTTGTTGTTGCTCATTTAATGTTATTGTCTCTTTTTTCTCTTTTTTATGATTTATATTTAAAATTAAATTTGATATTAAATTTGTTATATTTTTATTAATAGGTGTCATAAGTCTATCATAAGAATTATTATCACAACTTATTACATAACATTGAGTCTTATTA